CATTAACGGCTAGTCCTTGGCCGTTAGTAAGGGTTGCTTGAGCATTTAATTCAATTGCCGACGACATGTCACGGTCCTACTAAAACTGTAGGTACCCCAAATGTTACCATATGTTGCCCACAGGTACAGGTTGATGTAATACGGGCCATTGGTAGGCCTGCTACAAACACAGTGGGGCTACCAGTAACTATCACAGAAGCTGCACAAAGTGGGTTAAATCCTGGTTTTTTTGGGTTAACTGGATTGCCATGCGGTTTAACTATTGACCCAACATGAGCTGCTGGCAGTGCCATTGGCCCTACTAGTACATTGACCGCCTTGGTTGTAATAATTGTACCTGGACCAAGAGGCAACAGCGGAAATCCTGTTACCGATGGTGGCCCTGCTAGGGTTGCAGCTGGAAATGGCATTACTTAATTATTCCTATACTAACTGGCTCTATACCTGTTGTTGTACGAATATAGTGATTTTCTATATCTTTAATAACAGGACTATGCATGATCACATGATGCTTTGATAGAGTTATGTTAGTATTTATGTCGCCCGAAAACAGGCTTTGTACCAGTCCTAGTCCACGTTGGTCAGGAATAATAGTACAGGGCTTGCTTACTACATAAGCATCTGATTTTTCTTCTATTAGTTTTGCAACTACTTCATCGCCATTGCTGATTTTGAAACACACAACGTCTCCAACGCTGTAACCTTTTGAAATTAACATATCAACCTTTATTTAAATTCGTCCCAGAACTCTTTGCCTTTGGCAGCGATACCTTGGTAACCACCTTGGATAAGAGTTGTACCATTAAAAATTTGAGGAACACTACGTAGTCCTAGATCTAATAGATGTTGACGTGCATCTTGATCTTCCTCAATGCTTACTGTTTTAAATTCTATGCCCTTGCTTTCTAATAGTGACTTTGCACGATCACAGAAGGGACAATTACTTTTTGAATACACTGTTAACATTAATTCTCCTTAACTTATTATATATCTTATAAACTGAAGCCGTTAAAAGTATTGCCATCAACATCTTGTTTTGTACCACCAACAACATAAGTAGTAATTTCTGTCTCTTGAGGAGCGACCTGTACATCACTGCCGGCAATCCACTTTTGTGTCCACGGCAAAGGATTACTGCCTGTTTTGATTCCACAACTTAGTCCCACTGCTGTCATTCGCTTACATGTTAACCAATCAACATAGTCACTTAGTAATTGTGTGTTGAGACCAATCATTGATCCGTCTTTAAACAGATACTTGGCCCATGTCTTTTCTTGATTGGCAGCACCTAAGAAAATAGTTTCGCACTCAGCTTTGGTCTCTTCTTTAATTTTTGCAAAATCTGGATCATCTCCGGGCAATAGTTTAATTAATCCTTGCGTTGAGCCTAAATGTACATTCTCATCACGACAGATCAATTTGATAATCTTGGCATTGCCTTCCATCTTCTTTAGTTCGGCAAAGGCCCAACTACAGGCAAAGCTAACATAGAATCGAATACCCTCTAATGCGTTTACACTGTTAATTGCTAACCATATTTTCTTTTTAAGTTCATACTCATCAACTACCAATTCTTTTCCGTTAACAACATGTTTACCAACACCCAACGCACGATGCCAGTTGCCATAATCAATGACATCATCATAATACTTACTGATATCCTTGGCACAGTTAACAATGTCTTCAATCTGTAGTAGCTCGTCGAACACCTTGCTAGGATCACTATAAACATTACGAATAATGTGTGTGTAACTACGGCTATGAACTGTTTCGTTGAATGCCCATGTCTGTATCCATGTCTCAAGTTCCGGGATACTAACAAAAGGCAAGAACGCAAGATTTGGACTGCGTCCCTGTACGCTGTCTAATAGAATTTGTCTTTTCAGATTTGAAGTAAAAATATGTTGTTCAAATTCTGTTAATTCTTTAAAGTCTTTGGCATCACGAGTTACATCTATTTCCTCGGGGCGCCAGAAGAATCCCAATTGTTTATCAGTTAATTTTTCAAATTGTCTATATTTTACTGTTTCGTATCTCTGGACCGCAGTGGGCCCAGAGCTGTCTAAAAATGCTAATTTTTCTGTATGTTTTTTCTTGTCGTTTAAATTAAATATACTCATTTTTGTTTCTCTTAAATTACGCAACTATCACAATCTTCTTGTGAAACCAAGGAATCTTCTTCCTGTTGTGATGATGCATTTAGCTTATCCATATCAATTTCACCTTGGCCATCATTGGTATTGAAATAGTATAATTGTTTAGTTCCATACTTGTAGCACATGATCAAATGCTTGAGCATCTCACTCATAGGAATCTTTTCATCTTCGTAGTGTTGTGGATTGTACGAGGTGTTGACACTAATGCCCTGATCAATATATTTTTGTAATACTGCACAAAGTTTTAAATAGCCTTCGGGGCTACGTTGATCCCATAACAACTCATATTTGTTTTTTAATTTACGATACTCAGGTACTACCTGTTTTAATACGCCATGCTTACTTTGCTTGATGCTAACATAACTACGCGGTGGTTCAATGCCGTTGGTAGCATTACTTATCTGTGCGCTAGTCTCGGCAGGCATTAACGCCATCAGAGTGGCATTACGAATACCTGTGCCTAAAATTTGCTCACGCAAGGCACGCCATGGCATACGCTCTTTGTGTTCTACTAGCTCATCAACTTCTTTCTTCCGTGTATCTATAAGCAGTATTCCGTCGGCATACTTTAATTCTTTCCATTTTTCACACGGGCCTTGTTCCTTGGCCAGATCCGCTGACGCTTTGATCAAATAGTAACTCCAGGCTTCGGCATATTCGTCAACTAACGCCAATGCTGCTGGATCACTGTAACTAACTCCGTGTTTGGCCAGGAAGTAGGCAAAGTTAATAATTCCATTACCCAATGGACGAAACTCTTTGGTGGCCAATTCAGCCGCCTTAACTGGATAATTTTGATAACTCAACAATGCATCCAACCCACGCACACTCAGTGTACACATACGTTCAAAATCTTTAGGTTCTTTAACATTCCCCCAGTTCTGTGCGCTTAATGTACATAATGCAATCCGACCATTTTCGTCATTGATATCATTCAATGGTTTTGTTGGTAAATCAATTTCGGTACACAGATTACTCATTTTAATAGGATGTATTTCTTCTTTGAATGGACTATGCGTGTTAGCATGATCCACATTTTGTAAATAAATGCGTCCAGTATCTTTACGTTCAGTCATAAACTTACTAAACAGGTCCGATGCTTTATAAGTCTTCTTACGTAACTTAGTATTGCGTTCTGCACGTTCATATAATTCTTTAAACTTGTCTTGATTGTTAAAGAAGGCCTCGTACATTTCCGGCAAGTCATGGGGGCTAAAACAGGTAATATCGCCACCTTGTATTAATCTTTCGTACATTAATTTGTTAAATTGGATGCCATAATCCATCTGGCGTACTCTGTTATCCTCAGTGCCTTTGTTATTTTTTAACACTAACAAATCTTCAACTTCTAAATGCCACAGGGGATAATATGCAGTGGCGGCGCCATTGCGTACCCCGCCCTGACTACAACTGCGAGTAGCAGCTTGAAATAGTTTTAAGAAGGGAGTAACGCCAGTATGGTATGCATCACCGTTACGAATAGGGCTGCCAATGGCTCTAATGCGACCGGTGCCAATTCCGATACCGGCCTTTTGACTAACATACTTGACGATACTTGCGGCAGTAGCGTTAATGGAATCAAGACTATCATCAGACTCAATAAGAACACAACTGCTGAATTGTTTCTGCGGTGTTCGTACACCAGCCATAACAGGGGTAGGTAGACTAATATCAAAAGTACTAATTGCATCATAATAATCCTTTACCCATTGTAGTCTAGTTTCTTTTGGATACGACATAAACAGTGTGGCCGCAATGAGCATATAAGCACTTTGAGGAGTTTCGTACACTTCACCTGTAACGCGATTTTGTACAAGATACTTACCACGCCATTGTTCCATGGCCACATAGGTAAATGTTTCGTCACGTTCATGTTTGATGTAAGAGTCTAATAGATTAATTTCATCTTCGGTATAGTTTTCTAATAGTTCTTTGGTATAGTATCCAATATCTATATTTCGTTTAACTAATTGTAATAACGGCCACGGGTTATACTCACCATATACTAATTTGTAAATATGATACGTTAACAGTCTACCCGCAACATATTGATAGTTTGGGGACTCTTCTGATATTAGGTCAGCAGCTGACTTAATTAACGTTTCTTGTATATCTGCACTTTTAATACCATTGTAGAATTGCACATGACTATTGATTTCTACTTCACTTGCACTGACTCCGGTTACACCTTCTGTGGCCCAAAACACTACTTTATGCAGTTTTTCTAGATCTAGTGGCTCTTTACGTCCGTCTCTCTTTATAACTTGTATTTGACTCATTGATTCCTCTTATAACTGTTCTATTTGTAATTTATCTGCTGTCAACAATTGATTTAACTTGAATGTTTTATCAAGCTGTTCTTTATTTACAACCTCTCCGTCAATCAAATTAAGAACATATTTTCCCTGGTTAATCCAAGATAAATTATATGAATGACGAGTTTTTGGGTTGGTGTAATTTCGAAATTCTATTTCTAAATCTTTTATGTGAGTAGTTAATGAAATAGTATATATGATTCCAAGACATTTTGCAATGTCACAGTAATAATTCTCGTTAATTAACTGCCACGGATCCGGCCAATTGGTTGGATCATTGATATCTAAATAGTAAGGACTAAAGGGAGTCCGTGACCATAACTCTGCAGTCTGGGACAATGCTTGTTCAAGAGGAAGTTTTTCTAGCGAATTTCGAAAATCACGCCAGGACCTGAGTCGATCCTCGGCACTAAGTTTAAACATCTTTTATACGAATTGTTGTATGCTGTATTTAAAGGTTGATGTAGTTGCGGCATTACAAACTATAGTTCCGTTTGTATGTATCCACAAATTGGCACTCAATGATGTAGCTGGTTCCGAATACTCATCATCAAACGATGTGGCAGATCCGGTGTTGTTGTATTTTAACATACCTTGTCTGTAATTGCTACTGGAATCGTATATTTGATATTCAATAGTTCCTGATCCTGTGCCAACTGACGTAATTGTATTGTTTCCAACAGACAACGTAGCTTGGCGTCCGGTGCCTAGCTTTAATGCACCGCTATATATACCAGTGCGATCCCCTGATGCAAAGGTGTCTCCGAAGCTATAAACGTTTCCGGACATAGACGATACAGGAGTAACTGATGTAGATTTAAAATAAT